TAGCATTACCTTATTAGCTACCTTCTTCTTACTGACATTATCAGTACGTTGAGCCAGTGTTTTAGTGAAGAGATTGATAGCCTCATACCTTTTTACTGGGGTATCATACCAGTTACGCATCTCCTCCAGACCAGAGCCAGAGATAAACTCACCAGCATTCCTAATCTTGGTAGCAAATCCAGAGATGTTAAAATTCTTGGTATGTCTACCATATACATAGGCCAGCTTATCACCAGACACCAAGGTATTATAACAGAAGGATCTCCATAGTCCCATCATCCCAGAGTTAGCCCATGTCCTGTTATGAGAAGTCCTAAAGACAAACTCAGGTATAATACTATCTTTACCTTCTCTCATCGTCATCTCATGTGCAGGGAACTTAGCTCGTAACTCCAGCTTGGCTCCTCGATCATAGACATTGGTTGTAAAGTCAGCATCAGTCATGTCTATCTCAGCCCTTTGTAAGGCTTGCTCTACCCCATCCACAATCTCCGCATACTGAACAGGAAAGTATTCATCAGAGACTATACCTATAGGTTCCTTGGTATCTACACGCCTCAGACCTACCCCAATATTTGAGGGTACTTCCTCTGCTTTAACATCAGGTATTCCAAACCCTACCCCTTCAGACCATTGATTAATGAGTGGGAACTTCTCTACTTTAAAGTCAATCCTATCATGATTAAACATATCTTTCTCCTAAGATAATATTATAACATATAACTTAACGATCATCAAGAAATTTTTCAAACTCTTTTTGAAAAGAATTTAATTCAGTCTCATAATAATTATTAAGTTGTTCTAAGTCTAGCTCACTTTCCAGACTACCATACCTATCAAAATAATCTTCTATGATAGGCGCACCCCATGCATCACCTCCATGACGCAGGAATCTGTATACATCTTCTCTATTTTGAAATTTGATACTCATTATCTTTCTCCTTTATAGGAACTTCTTTCTCACTGAAGAAAGTAATCACTTCCTCGTTACCATTTGCACAGGTAACAATCATGTCAGTGTAATACATATCCTTACTTAGCTTACTGTTTTTTGTTACGTATGTAATGGATGTTACATCATGAAATGTTAGTTCCATACTCATGTTAGTTCTCCTTTTTTGTGTTTGAGTTTACGAGTATAACTTCTTTTTCCTTTCTTTGCAACAACTACTTTATGGTTTAATTTTCGTAGCCATTTCCAATATGGATTACGTTTCTTCATCTTCTTCTCTCTCATTAATAAGTCTAATAACCTACGACATCAACCACCCTATTATAAATTCTGGATCTTGCGAAGGTAACGCATCTATTTCTTTTTGTAATTCTTCGTAGGTCATTTTACTTTACCTAACAACAAGGATAATAATTTATTTAACTTGTTAACTTTTTTGTTTAAGTCTTTGATTTTAATATAACTTTTCTGTAACTGTTCTTGCAGATCGGCTATATTTTTTTATATATATCTGTCTCATTCATAGCTTAGATATCTCCAGTTCGAGATCTTCAAGGTCAGCCCTTACTTCCTCGCATAAATACTTAACATTACTGTCATTAGATATATCAGCAATAGCTTTTACTTTATCTATAGTTTTAAGTATTTGAAGTTTTACTTGAGGCCGAAGGCCCATGACATAATCACTCATGCTATCCTCTCAATCTTTAGATCATCTGGATAATCTTCCAAAAGATCAGCAGTATTTTCATATAGTTCTGATAATTCTGCAAAGGAAGTTGTTCCCTTATTATCACATATCAAACATTCATATAGTCTGCTACTTGATAGATCTGTATCTACTACAAAGTGTCCCTCACCATCACAGTTAGGACACTTAATCTTAGTTTTATTATCCTTCATTACTTTGATCCTTATATCTTTGGTATTCTTTTTCACGTTGAGAAGTATTCCAATACCATTTTGGCATTGTATCATACATACACTCCATGAAAAATTCCCATTCATATTTGCTCAATCCTTCTGGCATAATATATCTCCTTAGTATCCACCATAATAAAGGAATACTATACATAGCATAGCTATCACAGTTATTCCAATCATTAATTTAAATATTTGATTAAACATTACTCCATCTCCTCTATCTCTTTATCTGTTAAAGCTTCAGCTTCTAGCTCTGCCCTATCCAGATCATTATATAATGCCAGCATTTTTTCTAAATGCTTTTCATATATAGCTTCTCGTTGTGCTTCCAGTTGCCAAGGTAAACTCATATCAATCTCCTACTCTTCAAAGTCATTAGGAATATTAGGACTGTTATAAAAGTTAACACATCCATTTAATAATTTCTCACTGATAATACGATCCTGATTGTCACCGTGTACGTATTGTCGGTATAACTCCTCATTCAAATGATACATTTGTTGAGGTGTTAAGCTGATTACATCTTCCATAGTTATTCTCCTTTACAAAGGACAGGTGTAAAATTAATTTCTTCAATCTCTTTATCTATTACCTTTCCGTTTATTGTTGTATGAGTTTCAAGTCCAGCGGATTCAATTACCCACTCCCATACAGAAGGATCAACAAAGTCTTCTCTTCGTAATAAAACAACCATAACATTTCTCCTAAACTATATTACAATAACTTCTGAATGGGTTTCAATCCATACCTTTGCACCACAAGATAAAGGTTTATCAGGGCTGTACTTAATTTTAGATGGTCCTAATACTACAACATCATGTCCATACTCATTGGACTTGTATGTTTTACATGTGATAACTGGGTTACGTTCACCAGTTTTAGCATTACGTTTAATAACGTGCTGATTAATATGGATAATACTCTTCATGTTTATTCCTTTCTTATTTAAGATCCGTCTGAGTAATGGTAGTATACTCTCATTTGATTATAAAGTCAACATGTAATTTAGATACATGGTTCGCATCCTTATATATCTTCTGATATAGATCAGCTAGATACCTGCACCATGAATCCCATAGGTACTCACTCCCTCCTAAATCTTCGCAGGTTTTAATATAGAAGTTAGCTTTTCGCAGGGCTGTAGCTTCAGTCATCTTATCATTCACCTTAAATACTGAGGCTGATAATCCAAATCGTGCTAGGTTATGCACATCCAGACACCCTACTTTACCCAAGGCAAGCTGTAATACAAAGCCAGCCTTCACTATCCCTATACCATACAGGCCAGAGACTTCCAGTAATTTTTCTGCCAGAGATATTTCTTTTGAGTACACTTTCTCATAAAGATACCCCTTCATTGCTATGATTTCTTTATGTGTTCTTCTCTTTGTACCATTCAGACAGACCGCACTAACACCATTAATATCTATATCTGTCATTCTTTTACCAACAGTAAAGAATTGTGTTTGAATAGTATTTGAAACACAACTTAATCCTCTGCTAAAATTAATAGGGTTCTTCCTCATGAACCTAGCTACCTTAGGTTGGTGTGTCTTAAACATTATTCATATTCCTATGGTTCTCTATTGCTTTAAGAAATATAGATCTGTCAAATCTATTATTCTGTCTGATAAAGAACTCCATAAAATCTGATACTAAAGCAGCGTCAACATTATGTTTAGCAAACATCTCTGCTATTTCTTGGAAGTGTTTCCTAGTCATGGGTCATCTCCATTTAGTGTCACTAAATAAGGGGAGAGATACTAGTGTACCTCTCCCTAATTTAAACTATACATTAATTGCTCTATTAATGTTAGTCCTAGTTGGAGTATTACGTATTGGATTGGCATCATTCAACACCACTACTGAAGTAGTTGTACGAGGCCAGTACCTTACGACACATCCTTTACCGTATGGATTAGGTGTGGTTGCTCGAACTGATTTTCTTGTTACCTTCAATTCCTTACCATCCTTTGTACCATTCGGCCTGATAAAAACAGAAGGTGCGCTTGTTGATGTTACGATTGTAGTCTCATCTTTACTTACCATTGTAATGCTACTCATAGTCTATCTCCTAAAGAAAAGTGAGGTCTTTTAACGACATACCTCTTAGGTCGTTCTTTAAATTCTATTGATTACTTCTCATCAATGAATACCCAATCACCTTTTATTAGTACGTTCTCTTCAGGTTCATGATACTCATCAATATACTGAGGCCGTTCTATATAACAGGTTAACTTTGCCTCTTGATCTGTTCGTGTCTCATCATTGTGAAATACAAGGTTAATCTTACCTTCATCTGTATACTCTAGTCGTTTAAAGTCGTACACTTCAGCGGTGATTAACCCTCCCAGACTTAATTGTTTTAGTTGCATTTCTCTTCTCCTTTTTTCATTCTATCAAAAAGATTATCTATAGTTATTGCAAACCAAAGTCCCGCACAAAATCCCACTAAGAATATAGTTATCTCAATCATACTCATCTCCATCTTCGGGATGTGGTTGGTCTGGGCCTTGATAGAAGGGATTTTTATGCCACACATCTCTGTAAGTTAATATCCAAGCACGATCAGGGTTATTTCTTCCTCTTTCATGTGCTTCATGACGGTCTGATTGTTGTTCATGGTTCATGCTATACTCCTTTCAGTCCCACAGGTTAGTAAAATTATCGGCTACCCATTGCATAGCCTTCTGCACTCTCTCAAAATGCTTTCCCTCTGCCATATCACAGAAAATATCATCTGATTCTTTCCAAGCAACATAGTCTCTCAAGGCCATAGCAGTATCAGCCAATTCATACTTCCAGTTTCTAAACTGTCTATCAAACTCTCCCTCATTGTCATTAAGGTGAGGCCATCCATGTGTATTCTCTGCAAGAAACTGCAATCTTATGGCAAGCCACTTAGCCAAACTGATGTCTAGGTTGATGCAGTCTTTTCCGATAGGGTCATCCATCCACTTCATCTATAGTCCTCCTTCATTCCAATCTTTTAAGGCTTTATGTTTATAGGTTTCTACTTCTTTATCTCTCCCAAAATCTATCAATGCTAGTCCTAAAGTCATAGCCTCCTTTCTTGTTAGTTGTACTGACTGATAATTTAGTATGGTATCTGCCTCAACCCTACTATTATTCTGTGTGATTTGAATACAAGAGCGTTTAGTATCTCCGCCCCAATACCTAACCAATTTCCTTATGACATTTATTAAGAACAAAAAAAATGGTACTAGAATTAACTAGTACCATCTATAGTTTAGTGAGGATTAAATTAGATATTCTTTTCTAATTTCTATAAAAGAAAAGTCTGTCCTTTTACTGTCCTCAAAGTGACGGGTAACAATCCAGCTTGTCGCCTTGGCAATTGCTAAGTTGACACTATCCTCATTAAAATCTTTTTGCTCATGGACGTTTCCATATAATCTAACTCTGGCGACTACACTTCCATCATCCTGTCCGACTATGGCACTATTGCCTATCGTGTCTTCAATTTTAAATTTCATAGACTGTTCTCCTTTTTTTAATTATTAAGTATACTCTCCTATCTATGTATACCCCATCTCTTAGGGCTAGTCTCTCTCTTAGGTTCATATCTTATACGAGTATGATAAGGTGTGCAAGACTTATCTAATATTGTCTCCCACTCATACGACATAAGCTTACTCATACATTCAAAAAAAGTACCGCTCATTTTAAACTTGTAGGTACTCATCTCATACTCATTAGGATTTATTTTTATAAATGTGCCTAGCAATCTCTTATCGAGTAGCATCTTATCACCTACTCTTTCAATTTTCATACTCATTCTCCTCTCACTCATACTTTCATTTAGTGTCACTAAATGGAAACACTAAACGAAAATACAGGCAAGCGGAAACCCTCCCCGAATTGAGAGGGTTTCGTTTATCTGATAAATTAGGTTAGGCTAGGCGTTTTCTAGTCTATCGGTAATTGATTTTAGAGTTATAACCAATGCGGCAACTTCTTCTGCATTATCCTCAATTGATTTAGCAGCCTTTACGATTTCTTTAACTTGACTTTTTATGTCAACCAATTTGTCAACTTTCTTCCCGCCTTCTACTACTTTCTGCCAATTGATTGCATTAACAAAACGTAAACCATTATCTTCATATGCCTTGGCTTGGCTAAACATGACAGAAACTACCGAAGGAGCCGTGCAACCCTTACCGAAATTATGAATAACTTGTTTACCGGTAGTTGCGTCCTCTTCCTTGTAATTCCATTTGTTCGCCTCAAAAATGGCTACCTTAACAGTTGATAATGAAACGTTTGCACGTTCCATATCCTGCAATTCTGTTAGTGCTTCCAACATTAAACCTTTTTTAGCTTTATTGGCGTCTTTTGAAATATTTGCTTCGTCAGCCAATTGATCGACAATGTAAGTGAACTTGTCATTCAGATCGAATGTGAAAGTAGTTTCGGAAGTAATTTCAGTGTTATCTAGCATTTTGATAAACTCCTAAAAGCCTTCCATCTAATGCCTTCTATTTAGTGTCACTAAATGAAAGGCGGGTTAAGGGCAGTTCTCGATTTGTTCTATTTTGCCCGTTTGTGTGTTCTTTAGTAAAGACAGATTGACACATATTTATTAACAAGTAGTTAACAAATATTAATTATTTTCGCTACCATATAAAGATTAATAAATAGTTAAGATATTGTAATCGTCAAATTGTATGCAAGAACCATGCCAAGAATGCCAAAAAAGGCTAAATCTGCGAGATTAATTTTTAGGTAGTAGAGTACCGAAAAACGCTAAAACGCACCAGTGACGCTTAAAATGGCGTACAGAGCATGTTGCTAGTTTGTTCTCTTTTGTTGCGAATAGTTCGCATCTAGGACGATTTCAAATAGGGATTGATAGTGATAATCATTCGCAACTAGAAATATTGAGAATAATAATGAGAATCATTCGCAATTGGGATACCTCCTATTTAGTGACACTAAATGGTAATGAGAATCATTCGCAATAAGGTATCTGTTTTCCAAAATATCCTAAATGAGAATGAGTATCAATTGCATCCGGCCTAAAAAATCTGTGGCTCCGGCTAGTCATCATTATATTAGGAAGCTCATATAAAATTAGCAAAATACATGGGTCTAAAATTCTACCAATGTCGGCCTACTTAAGTACTAATTATATTATACTTTAGTATATTTTATTATTTTTTTTATTTTAGTACTTGTGTAATTAGATATTATAGTGTATAATAGTACTATGTATAATTTAGAAGAAAATTTATTAGAGTCTTTTATAAACCTTAAGGGACTCCTCTCACAAAAAGTAGAACAACAATCTAAATCAGACTTCCTTACGTTTGTCCGACTGATGGCTCCTTCCCTTGTGTCTGACTTCATGATGGGTAATCACATTAAATTAATCTCTAATAAACTTAAGGATCTTGAAGAAGGAAAAATAAAAAGACTAATGGTCTTCCTACCTCCTCGTTCCTCTAAGTCAGTCATCTGTTCTAAATTATTTCCTGCATGGTATATAGGTAGAAATCCCACTCATGAAATACTAACTGTATCTCACAGTGATCAGTTGTCTTCTGACTTCGGCAGGTCTGTCAGAGATGTCGTCAACACAGAAGACTTCAATAAAATATTCAGAGGTGTCCAACTCAGGAGTGATGTCAGGGCAGCAGGTAAATGGAAGACGAACCAAGGCGGTACTTACTATGCTGCTGGTGTCAGATCACAGATAGCAGGTCGAGGAGCGCACATAGCTATCCTAGATGACGTAATGTCTGAAGAAGATGCCTTCTCTGATGCAGGTAGAAGGTATATTAAAGAATGGTATCCAGCAGGATTAAGAACAAGACTTATGCCGAATGGATCTATCGTCATTATCAATACCAGATTTCACTACGATGATCTTTGTGGATGGCTCCTGAAACAACAGGAAGACATGAGCGAGTATGAGACAACTCCTTGGGAGGTAATTAAAATCCCTGCATGGCTGGATGAGGATGCAGCAGAACTTCTCGATCTTCCCTTGGGTGGTAGTTACTTTCCAGAGTGGAAACCTGCTAATATACTTCAGATGGATGAGAACGAAATAAAGGCCAGCAATGGTGCGAGATACTGGAACTCTCTCTACATGCAAGATCCCACTCCTGAAGAAGGAGGATTAATAAAAAAGAGATGGATACAGTTCTGGGAAGAAGATAACCCTCCTAACTGTGATTTTCTAATACAAACTTAT